AACTCTATAATCAGAGTTCATCACATAATAATTGGTATCATATAAAGTCGTAGAACTAGTTACTGGAGATGTATTTGAACGAGAATAATCATCTCGATACATCTCAAAAGTTGTACCCGAAGACCAGTTTATTTTTCTAACAACTCTAACAACATCAGCTGCATTGATTCTTTTCAATGCAAGCATCGTATCCCAATAATCTCTTTCTTCACTAAAAGAATCCTTTGGAGCGGGCGGATTTTCTGCCCAATCAGAGTCAAACTCAGTCGCATTGGGTAAACCAATCCAAACATAATAACTGTTTGCAGTAGAACCCACTCCAGAGATAAAGCTCTCCGAATTTAAAATACGAAGTTGATCAGTTATAATAGCTGACATTTTGAAAGACTTTTTGTTTTATTTAGGGTTAAATGTAGGCCTCTTTAAGGTCTCTGGTTCTAACAATGACGGGTCCAGTGATAATTCCAGTCACACCATCATCTGTAATCGCAGTGAAGGCCTTGGTATCAGATCTCACAAAGTCATGCAAACGACCCCAGGAGTATTGACCAAACCTTTCACTACTTCCCAGACTTACTCCGATTGTAGAACTTACACTGACAGTAACTCTTCTCAGAGTTGTTTCACCAACGCCAATGGCACTACCAGTAACGTTTTCTACTGCCATTACCTTGTAGATATTATCTATAAAGGAAGTTCCAATACCCACAGGTGATGAACCAGACCCATCTCCATATGCGGTGATGCCAGTTCCAGTTTATGAATCAATGACCACGAAGTAATATCCAGTTTGAATACCACTGTTTGTAATTGGTGTGGACATCACAGAAGAATCTCTGAGAGTAGAATCCAATGGAATGAACAGGTCAAATGTCAGTCCAGTGGTTGCAATACCAACAACGGAGGTTGTTCCAATACCAGTAATGATGCCGAAGTCACCTTCATATTTAACACTGGCGAGTGTGTCATCAGTTTGAGCTTCTGGTGCAATGAGGACACCTGGTGGATTGGTATTTGTATAACCAACACCAGCATCAGAGACTGTGATTGTGGAAACTGTACCAACTCCAGAAATAGTGGATGTTGCGGTTGCATTTGTATTGATTGTGATTCCAATACCAGCAAAGATCGTTCCAATACCAGCGGTTACGCCAATAGAAACAGATGGTGCAGATGTGTATCCAGAACCACCATCAGAAATTACGATACTGCTGATCGTACCACCTGCGGAAACAATTGCAGTCGCAGCAGCTCCTGTCTTAACAGTTTTATCAAGAATCAGGACACTCTGTTTAGACTCGACAACATCATCAACCTCATTAAACAGAGGAACTGCACTATCAACAAAAACCTCTGTGGAAGATGCACCAACATTATTCAAGATATATGCGGTTGGTCTGATACCAGCCTCAAGTTCAGTTCTATCCTTAGTGACTGCAGTATTGTTTACAAACACATCAGAGAGTTGTTTTTTCCAAGTAACAGGTCTTTCAAGAGTTGGATCAGTAGAAATACCAACACCTTGATATGTATTTGTTGTTACTGAATCTGAGGTGGTAATGCCTGTTACAACTCTATTCACCTGTTGGAATCTTGAATCAATTCCGATGTCGGGATACTTGTTGATGGTCAGAGAATCACCAGCCTTAATCGTTTCTAAAATGTCAACTTCAACAACATCATTTTCAGATCCACGATAATAGTAAATTCTTACTTTATCACCAAACTTAGGTGCTTCAGAGAATGTGATCTGAGCACCACCATTCATAACATAACTTTCTGTTGGGATCTGAAGGATATCATTCAAGAATACCAACATATTATCTTCAACTTTGATTGGAGAACCCTTTGCAGCTCTCAAGGTCAGAGGTGTTGCACTTGCACCAATGGTCTTAGTGAGAGCAAAGGATCTCTTCACTCCATCAAATTCGTCCTCAAAAGTATTCAGTTTTTCAATCTCACCAAACGTCCAACCACCAAAACTATCATTGAATACATTATCAACAGTGAGTCTGAATGACGTGAATGCTGCACCAGCAGATGCATCAGTTGGAATACCTGCTTGATTATCTGTCGCCAGTTCTAATACATCACCAATCTTGTAGTTGTATCCATAGTTGGTGATGTTGAAACTGATTACACTAGTAGCAGAACCAACACGTACAGAAACAGATGCACCAATGCCAGAATTACTACCAACCAATCTCATATTCTCATAGTTAAGAGGTGGTTCAAACTCAAGTGTTGGAGGAGTTGCAGAGGTAAATCCAGATCCACCACCATTGATGATAGTTACGGAGGTAACGAGACCTGCAGATACATTTGCACGACCGACAGTTACGATTCCAGAAGAACCGATTGCCTTGACCAGAATATTAGTTTGAACACCAACTCGATATCCAGAACCACTATTACCAATAGAGACTGATTCAACTGTTCCTGCAGCGGAAACAATTGCAGTACCACCTGCAGCTACCAGAGGTTGATATCCGAAGGACGATGTTTCACCAACAGAAACGATAACGCCACCCCTAGGAATAGAGGAAGAGTTGACATCGTAACTTACGGATACACCTGCACCAGTAAATCTAATCGAGGTAATACCTGCGGTTTCAGAGATGATGTAGTCATCTGGAGATGCAGGATTCTGGAAGATTTCATTAATCAAGATTACGCCATTATTTGTCGCGACTCCAGTGACATTTTGTCCGTTAGACTGAAGAACAAATGCAGTTGCAACACCAGTAAACTGGTTGGATACATCATCAAAAACGTAGTTGTTTGCATATGTATCTTGAGTTCCTTGAGGAATACCAGTTCTTGTAAACGCACGACCAACAAACGTAGATGTTGTAGTAAGTCCAACTGGACCTTTCTCACCCTTAGGTGCATCTGTGAAGTTGATTGTATCCTCAACAACCTGATAATTACCGATGAACTTAGTAACTGTAGCACCTGCAGTGTGATTTGCCAATGCAGAGTTCAACTGAGCTCTCTTGACAAGCATCTGGTTGGTAGATCCAATACCAACAGTGTCAATCTTCATGAACTCATCATTAATCTTAATAACATCACCAGAGAAGAACGAAGAAACACCAGCAATGGTTACAAAGTCAGTTGTGGTAAGGACATCAAAAGACAATGCAGTATTGACTGGAGATTGAATAACAGGACTCTGAATATTGTTATCCAGAGTTACCAACATCTTGGAGTTGAGATTCTTGGAGGTAAATGCGTGTGTTGTACCAACACCAACTGCATTAATGTCAAGAGTGACAGGAACTACAGCCAATGCATCAGTTGCACTTGCAGAAACTTTGAACTTGTTCTCAGCGATCTTAACTGCGTAAACTGTAGATGGTAACTTATCGGTGGTTCCAAATCCAACAATGGTTGCGGTAGTGATACCAATGCTCATTGTTGTACCAGCACCAGTTGGTGTGTATGTAAGTTCTTCACCAGTTGTGAAGAAGTGATTGTTGATAATCAAAGTATCGTTGGTTACATCAACCGATCCTGCATCTGAAGCATCAAATACTTTATGGAATACACTATCTCCTCTATGTTTCAGTGGGAAGGAGAACTTGATGTCATTATCAGTTCCTGTGTATGTTCCTTCTTGAGAACGTAATTCAGAATTAGTGAAGGTAACAAAACCAACACCACCAGTTCCAGTTTCAGTGAAGTTATACTGGAATACTTTTGTAGTGACTGCAGTGTTTGCAGGTGGAGTCAATCTGAGTTCTAAATCACCACCAGATGTGGAGGAATACCCAACACCAATTGTTCCAATCCCAGATCCATTGAAAGTATCGAAAGAACCGAATTCACTGAAGAAAATGTCAGTGCCGTCGTGAATCAGAGTAACCTGAGTAACTGCACTTCTGTCATTTGTCGTATCATTAACTTCAATGAGACAATCTGCGGCTTGATAGGTGCTAGACTGGAATCCACTGATTCTAGTGGCTTGTGGCGTTGCAGTCGCACCGATAGACGTTGTGCTGGTAAGAACCTGAGTCAAAGAAACCAGAGTACTTCCAATACCTGTAGCACTAGAATCGATAGATGTCTGATGAACTCTCATCGTGACACCAACACCAGTCACTGGAGTGAAATGAACCGTTGTGATACCAGAAGTAATGTCTGCACCGAAAGTTCCAAGACCAACACTTGGTGCATTTGTACCAGATATATTATCATTCAACATCTGTCCATATTCCAGGACATATACCTCAGATCCATCTTGGTGTACAACTAACTCATTCAACTGACTTCTTTCTTGACCACCGAGTTCATTTGTGAGAACAAACAGTTTTGATGTGGTGGTCGTGGTTGTGCTAAATCCAACAACTTGTACAGGGGATGGATCTGTAGATCCAATACCAGTTGAAGTGGAAACAATCTTATATCCTGTGCCAACATCTGTAGAACCAATACCTGCGGTAGTGGTATCATTGAACATCTGTTGAGAGAAAATTCTTATCGCATAGTTATTGTTTTTAGATTTGGCGGGAAGGAATCTAACGTTTCCAATATTTCCAGATATTGAGAAATCAAATTCACCCAAATCAATCGTTGTTTCAACTCTACCAAAAGGCATCAAGAAACCATTAGTTCCATCATGAAGCACATTCATTTGAAGGATTTGTTTCTCGCCAGAGAAACGTCTATCAAATGCCATGATGTAGAACTTACCACCACGAACTACATCTAAGTTAAAGTCCGCAATATCAGAGAATGCAGTAGCTCTTGGGAGATCATTAAACTGAGAACTTACACTATCGATAGAGATAGCTCTATTGGTTCTGGACTCAATGTAGTCTGTAAGAATTTTATTAGAGAAGTTAATGACATCACTGGTGAGAGCACCATTAACAGTTTTAGAATTTTCAGTAACTAAGTCAAAGTCATAAGTGTTATGGATAGATTCTGTTTCACTAACAAGATCTGTCTTGACCGTAGCAACAGCAGAGGAAACACCAACTCTTGCATTACTTCTGTTCTTAGAGTCTGTTCCTGCAACAGAAACCAGAGACAAGTCTGAGAAGTTTTTAAATCCAACCACATGATTCAGACTATTGACGGGGTTTTTCCACTTTTCATATTCAATATCACTTTCAAGTGAATAAGAGAACGTTTGATAGTAATCACTATCCTGAACTTTTTGTAGTTCATTATTGAGTTTACCAGTCTCTCTTTGCCAACCATTTCTGACTTCAGAGAACGGTGTGATGTTGAATTTAGAGGAATATCTGTTTATCTCAGTAATAATAGCGGCAGACTTAGAGGAAAGACCATTAATAATATCTCCAACGTTGAAGACATCATCAGAAACAACTTTAAGATACTTGTTTTTATCATTCCAAGTTACAACTGTTCCTCTCTTATCTCCAGTGCTGATAATTTCATTTTCACTGAAATTATTTGGTTTGACCTTTACGTCGAATACTGCAAGATCTTCTGCAGGAACCACTCTACCAGAAGAACCACCACCACTAAAGATACCTGCGTTTGTAACTGAAGAGTCTAACTGATACGATACAGTTGCACCGCCACCACCAGCATTTGTAGAAACACCAGTGACTGTGAAATAATCATATCCATAGTCCGAAGAATTATATCCACTGCCAGTGGATGCAATACCGATGTTTTCTACAAAGATCTCTCCACCAACAATGAATGGATAGGTAGCTTCCGTATATGTTCCATCAAGAGTTAATGTAACAATATTTGTGGAACTATTAATTGTTGCATCACTAACCTTGACACCGTTTGAGTTATTGACAGGGACAAGACGTGGATCTGTATCGTAAAGACCTGAGGTGTTTATCAAGATATTTACTTGCGACACAGATGTGCCTTGAGTTTCAGTTTCAAATCGTGTATCGGGGTTTACCCGACCTGTTACTCTATCAATCAGAACTAAACCTGGGCCACCAGTATAGTTTCTACCACCAGAACTTACACCGATACTATCAATGGTCGAGAGTCTGTTCAGACGCATAATTTGAGGTAACTGAACCTCAGGTTCAAGAGTCTTATCTGGGGAGTAATCAAATCCAATGTTCTTGATAGTGGTGGTTTTTAGAGCACCCAGATTTCTACTAGACAGTTTGATAATGCCACCAACACCAGATGTGGATCCAATAGATGTGACCGTAGGCAGGACTCTGTATCCCTTACCCTTAGAAATTACCTGTAATTGTTCAATAGGGCCAGAAACTTGCGTGGCAGTTGTGTCATACTTGAGAGTAGTGGCTTCGTCTGAGGTGTAACCATCTCTTTCAGGTAATGTTGGAATATTAAAAGAGAAACTAGTGCTGCCTACACCAGAAACCGTAAACGTTCCATTATATCCACTTTCTCTAATCTTGATACTTGCTGCATTGATAACGTCGTTATCGGTAACAGGATTATTCTTATCTGCACTGATGATATTCAGATTTACTGGATTGAGTCTATAGAACAGTTGTGTAGGAGTGTCTGGTGTTACAGAGAAATCGACTCTTGCTGTGGTTGTCACACCAACAGTTCCAACTCCAACAACTTGGAAACTTCCATCATTTGTATTCAAGAAATATGGTTTGGTGAAATTCTTATCACCAAATAGTTCAAAGTCAAATACTTTTCTTCTCTTTCCTGCAACAGTCTGTCCGAGAGACGTGTCAGACACTGCAAAACCAACTTTATATCCACGAGTCAAATTCAAAAGTGGATTGATGAGTCCAATTTCATGATTATTACCAACCGAGGTAATACCGACAACTTGAGGTATGGTCAGGTTGGCTTTGTAATACGTTTCTGCAAGTTTGAAGGTGTTTTTATCAATTCTTACGACAAAATAGTTTTCCTTATCAACCAGAGGCAGAGCAGGGTTGGTGGAAGAATAAAGAACCTTTTCACCCGTAACAAATCCATGATCTTGGATGGTTATGGTGTCAGAATTTGTGTTGATACCTGCAGAACCAAAGTTCTTAGGATTGATAATTGTTCTCTTCGTTATGT